GGCGGACAGTGATGCGGCACCCGAAAGGTTGATTGACGATACGTTGGTTTGTGAGCCGCCGTTCACAGCGACTTTAAATCCGCCCGATGTCACAGACGTAAAGTTAGAAAGCAATTGTTGCGTGGCAGTCAGGGTTCCACCATACAGTGCGCCAGCCGTTGCCGTGCGTGCCCACTTGCCGATATAAAGCTGCAATGGCGTTGGCGTCTGCGAGAAAAACAGACTAGCCGCAGCATATTCCGGCGCGGATGTACCGAAATCGCCAGCCACACCCAAGAGCGAGGAATACGACCGAATACGCGTAGTCGTGTCAATAACATTGCTATCGCCAAGGATCAGCAAGCTATCGATATTGGCATAAGAAGCGCCAGATGGGGTAAGCGAAACGCCAATATTAACAAGGCGCGAGGCGGGCAATCCGGTTGTCATTAAATAAACTCCGATTAAAAAACTATCTAGCAGAAAATCACGAAACAGACAAGATACCGTCAGTCAAAGTGTCGTTAAGCGTTTCAAGACTTAGGACATCATAAGTCGAAACAATCTGGCGCCTGAATGTGAATGTGCGGTCAATCCTGTTATTCCAACGGTTTTGCATCAGTTGCGGGGATTTGACTGGATCGTCGTAATGATGGAAAATAATCCCATACGTCGCGAAAATCTGTTCGTTGTTTTGATAGATCAGTACGCTGTCAGATGCCGCGCGCATGGCCTGTTGTGCCATGGGTCCGTAAAAACTGGCCATGACTTCCAGCATTTCGTGACGTTCAACCACAAGGCCAACACCATCGATAAAGGTCTGTGACGGATAATCATCGTCTTTGATATCCGTCACGCCTACCGCGATCCATGTCGATCCGAAGTCGGGTGGGGTGCGTGGTTCGGCTGTCCAACGGCGCAAGACATAGGCAATGTTGATGCCCGTCAGCGACGAAAAGAGGTTCTGGAATACAAGGTCCAATGCCTCATCATTCAGCGCTGGCGTTGAGTTTGTAAGGATGCCGCCGGTTGAGCTATCTGTCATGTAACGGGCACATAACTGGAGTTCTGGGAAAGCGTGAAATTCATAGCCGGGATTTGCGGAATATTCGTGTAATCGCCATCTTGCGGCAATCCAGTCTCGCCCATGGTGATCTTGTTACAAACCACGGCGGTATATCCCTGCCCATAGTCGGACCAGTCCTGTATGGAAAAGACCTCGTAGGGATCGCCATGCCAAAACACGATGTCAGCCTTGAACCTGGCATAACCGGTGGGCAGAATTTGATTGCCGAATGCGTCGGTAATGGCTGTTCCGATCGGTGCCGAATTAAGATTGAATGTCGCACCTTCTGGCAAAAACCGAAACCGGGAATAAACCGTGATTAACTTATCTGTGCTGGAAAAGTCCGAACCTCGAATAAGGTCTTTGTTGGCACCAGACTGGATAGAACCCCATGGCTTAGGATTTATAATCCCCAATGGCGCATCATATTGACGACGGTAGATCGTCATCGCTTGCGCAAAGTCCGGGTCCTCCACAATGTCGTCAACGTCAATCATTTTTGTCTACAACGTATGTGATGTTGCGGAAATATTGGCCCGTATCAATCAGGGGTTTGGCGAATTCAATTCCCGCCGCATTCCCTGCCGCGCGTGATGCCAGCTCAGCCCTTGCGCCCTTCTTGATACCGATCCCGGCTTTTTTGCGATCAATGCGGGCCTGCAATGTGCGGTCGGCAAGGGGTGGCGATAGACCCGCCGTGATAAGCGCCTTAACCGATGAAACAGCCATGGTGCCCACAACGTCGTGAACCTGTAATGCCTTCCCCGTATCCCCCGACAAAGCCAATTGAGCCGCCCTCTTATAAGCCTTTTCGATCTTAGGCAGAGCCTTGCGAATACCAGGAACCAAATGCGGGCGGGCGGGCAAGTTCATCGCCGGGTCGCCGAATTCGTTTAAATACCCGATTTCGGCATTGTTGATATGCGGATGTGGGTCATCTTCGCTAGGTTCGCGAAAAGCCTTGTCAGCGGGAATGCCGACCAAAACCACGTTATCAGTCAGGGATTTGATTCCCTTAAGAAATTCCGCAACCTTGTCTTGCGTGACCGTCAAAGTCACCAGATGCGCCTATAGCAACCGCGACGGCCAACATAAAATGGCCCCGATGAGTATGTCTGAATGAGTTTGTAAAGACGCTGGCCATAAGACGTGGCGTTATATGCCCCCGCCCCATCAATAGAGGCTGCGGCATTGTTATATGCTACAGCAACCTTATCGATAGATTTAGACGCGACGGGTCCGCGCGTTTCGCCAACAATCTGATTTCCCGTCGTGGATGTCAGATATTCACGGGCAGACAAAACAGTTTGATGAGCTATATACAGACAAACGGCGAGGTTATACTGATTTCCGAACCTATATTGGTTCATCATCTCATAAGCCGGGACGATCCATTCCTCTACCATAGAAACAGGGTAAAGCTGGGTATTCTCAAATTCTGGAAACGTCGCAAGAAACAGGGCATACCAATCCCCGATAATCGCCGGGTCTTGGCTTTCGACTATCGGGGGTTGGATGGACATAGTATTACGTCAGGCTCAAAGAAACAGCGAGGCCCTTATCGATGCCCTGAACGTTCTTTTTCATGCCAGGCAAATTCTCAGGATCAAGGCGCTCCAAGCCCGACTTGATTTCTTTCAGTTCGCGGCCTTTGGCTTGCGCGCTTTCCTCTTTCGCCATAGCAAAGACAAGCTGATTTTTAACCATGGCGCTATCTTTCCATTGCGCCATCCACGCGTTAAAAAACGCCTCGTCTACATTAGGCGTCAGAGCGTACCCGCCATACGTAATAATCGGCACGCCTTCATGCACGGCAACCCCGCGAATGAATACAGGTTCGCCTTTGTCACGATAGCGCGTAACCTCACGCGAACCTCCGCCCATGACTTGTTCAAACATCGAATAAGGTTCTTGCACCCTCATTTCAAAACCATGGGGCAATTTGCAAGCAACAGTAACAGTACCCATTAGATATTTCCTCCACACAAATTCAATCTCCCTGAATTAAATGGGGTGCCATAAAGACACCCCACCCAATAGACCGGGGAGGGACGGCCTAAATTGTTAATTCATTGCGTTGACTTCAAAAAACTGCAACGTAATATCGGTAGTGGCAGTCGCGGCATTACCCGTAATAGCCACTAAAATTGCGCCGCTCTCAGTTGCTGTAAGAGCAGTCGAAGGGATAAGTGCCCCTACCGTAGAGCCGATCTGGGCGCTGGCATGCAAACCGCGCTGCGTATTCGAACCATTCGCGCCATACTTGACGATATTGGCCTCCGCGATCCAACCAGCTGCGCCCGTGGTCGTATATGCGCCAGTATCGGCGATCACAGTGCCGCCAGTTACTGAGCTACCAACAACGGCGGTTGTGCATCCATAATAAATCTTGATGCGCTTAGAGTTGGTATTGTTGGCAACATCGCCCTGTGCAAAAACGTTCAGGGCTCTCCCCGCCTGATCAAAACTATTCGCGGGGATGGAATATACAGCCAATACAACATCCGCATTGGTCGTTGCCGGGTTGTTCGAAGGGGTAGATCGAATAAGATTGCCCTCTTCAAAGAACGTGCCAGCCCCTCCGCCAAATAGCGTCTGCATGTTGGACGGCTCTGAGCCCACGCCGGGAACTACGCCAGTGAATGCCCATACAGCCGAACCGGTGGAATTAGACATACACCCCCACACACGCGATGTGGTTGTGTTATACCAAATAGAGCCTTGAATAAAGCCCTGAGTATTATCATTGCTAGACGAGGGATCTGAAGTTGCGGACGTAATGCCGGGATAGGGGATATTCCCCTTGGCACTATCAATAAAATTCTGTTGACCGGGCATTTTCGTACCTTTGGGGAAGAAGGGCCACCGGTAAAAGTGGCCCTATATTTGTTAAAGTCCGATCATACCAATCACGGCGAAGGGCTGGCGAATGATCGCGCCCCAAGAGCCCGACGTGACCTTCTGGCGATACGAAGACAGATCGCGGAACAAAGGATGCGCGCGCATCTTTTCGTTATAACCACAGAAAACCGTCTTCTGGCCTTCGATGTCATCCGCAAAAAGCTGCATGAAGTTGCCAGCCGCAACACCCTGGGGGTTCGAAGCCGACAACACGCCATACTGAACTGCCGTAACGATTTTCAGGTTCGGATAGTTCTTCTTGATCATATCCGCCGCGCTGATACCAAACGAGTTGGTGGTTGCCAGCGCGCCTTCATCCTGCGGGCTCATGCCAAGGGTGAAGTTGCTCGAACTGTCAACAAGGCCGCCGGTCTGCTGGATCAACTTGATAACCAGAGCTTCAACGTCTGCAAAGATTTCGTTCGCAGTTGCGTTAATGCCGTTCTGGTAAATCCAGACGTTGCCATTACCAGCGGCTTTTACGCCGGGGGTCAGCGATGCGCTAAGCGAGGGGTCATTCAGCAAACCATAGTTCTGCAAGCCCTGAACACCATAGAAGTAGGTCAGGTTGTGGAACTTGTTAAGCTGAGTAGCGGCGGAGCGATCCAGTTCCGAAACCCAATTGATCTTACCCAGACCAATGCGTTCCAGTTCCTTGTCACCGTAGTTCTTGATGACCTGGAAAAGGTACGACTGACGCTGTGGCCAATTGACGTTCGCGCCGGCGCGACCGTTGTTGTTGTAATCGCCATAAGACGACACTTCGCCCGTATGTTCCACGGTCGGGAACATGATCGTGTCATCGGTCCATGTGCCATGCTTTTCTTCGCCAGCGATCTGAACGGCTTTGTTTGGGGCAAACAAAATCTCGTAGATCGTCGGGTCGATCAGCGTGGTCAGCATTGCCGGAACCGCGCTGTTGGCTGCGGTATTCAGGCCGGGAATGCTGTCCAGTGCCAGTTGCGGGTTGCGTGCGAAGTTTTCAGGCATATACGAGGTCGCACCCTCGAAAATAACCCCTCGTGCTTCGAATTCACTGCGGTCGGCAGCAAATGCGCGCTGGGCTTCGGCAAAAGTCTTATACTTAGTCATTTACGTAATCCTTACCCGAGCACGTAGCTAGAAATCTTGACCAGTTCGCCAGCGAGGCCCGACGACGTGGCAAACCATTTGGTTTCGACATTGGTGGTTGCGGTGATCGCGGTAGAAGATACAACCGTGTTGTTATTCACAACGTAGGTACCAGCCCCGCCGGCGCCCGTAATAAACGCGGTGATG